CACCATTTAGCAGATAGACTATCTTGTAGAGAGCCTTACTCTGAATGGTTGTTAAAATGTACTGGTAAGAGGTATCGCTATGCTCAAGAAAGTTAAATTATATGGAGAATTAGCTGACTTTGTAGGTCATAAAGAATTTGATGCCGTAATAAATTCTACTGCGGATGCCGTTAAGTTTTTAATAACTAACTTTCCTCAGATAGAGGGTCATATGAATGATAAATATTACAGGGTTATTGTTAATGATTATGATATTGGAGAAGATGAGTTACATAATCCGATTGGAACTGAAGGTGTCAGTATTGTACCTGTTATAAGTGGTGCTGGGGGTAGAGGAGGATTAGGTAAAATTTTATTAGGAGCAGCTTTAATTGGATTATCATTTGCTGGTGGAGCAGGTTTTTTTGGTTCAGCTTTTGCTAAGAACACTGGCTTGTTTGCTTTTGGAAAAAACTTAGGAATAGCTTTAGTTTTGCAAGGTGTATCAGAAATGTTATTTCCTATGCCACAGATGAAAGAGTTTAGTAATGAAGAAGATCCACGCATTTCATTTAGTTTTTCTGGAGTACAAAATACTGATAGGGCTGGAACTAGCATACCTTTATGTTACGGAGAGATTGTCACTGGATCTGTAGTCATATCAGCAGGTATTGATACACAGCAAATTGTTGCAGGAGAAGCATAGTGAGTAAAATTATAAGAGGTTCTAAAGGACCATCAGCACCAAGAGAACCAGTAAGAGCCGAAGATACTCTTAACAGTAAAGAGTTTGCAACCATCCAAGATTTATTATCTGAAGGTGAAATAGAAGGTTTTGCAACGCCATCTGAAAAAGGTATTGCTCGTAATAATGCAAATTATAATAATGCTTGTTTAGCTGATATTTTTTTAAATAACACTGCTGTTTTAAATGTAAGTCCAAACGATCCAGAGTTTACAACTAAACTTAGTAGTCTAACTGATACAGATTTTAGTTTTGAGGATGTTACTTTTATTCCTAAGTTTGGAGAAGGTAATCAAAAACCAGTAGCTAATTTAGAAAATGCAAATCTACAAAAAACATCAAATACTGTACTGACAAACTCTGCTGTTGTTACTACGTCATCATTTGTTGATAGTCCTGATCTTTCTTTAGGGCAACACGCAGCAGAAGTAACTATACAGTTTTTAGCATTACAAAAGTTTGAGACTAATGGAGATGTTTTAGGAACAGAAGTTAACTATCAAATACTGTTACAAGAAGATAATGGGCCTTTTAATGTAATTGTAGATGAGACAATTACAGGTAGAAGTAAAGATTCATATTCAAGAGAACATACAATTAATTTATCTAATGATACTTTTGGAGATGCTAATTACACACAAGCAAAAATAAGAGTAAAAAGAATTACTGCTGACAGCAATCCAGATGAAATTCAAGATACATTTGGTGTTTCTAGAATAGAAGAAGTTGTATATACTCCACAAGCATATCCAGATTGTGCATATTCAACTTTAAGATTAAGTGCGGAGCAGTTTAGTTCTGTACCTCAAAGAGCATTTCGTATTCGTGGCATAAAAGTAAGAATCCCAGGTGCAGGTGCAAATAATTCTGGAACTCCTACTGTCGTTAAAAATCAAGCTGATGCAGATGCTTTAGGTCTTGGTACTGTAAGTAGTTTTGGTTTTATACATTATCCAGCAGGGTACATATTTAATGGAACGATGGGAGCAGCCCAATGGTGTACTTGTCCTGCAATGATATTGCTCGATCTTTTAACAAACCAAAGGTATGGATTAGGTGTTCACATATCGCCAGATCAATCTACAGATGCAAAAACTTATGAAAGTATCGATTTATTTAGTTATGTGCAAGCATCTAGATATGCAAATGCAGATTCTAGTGTTTCAGGAACAAAAAATTTAATAACACTTGATGATGGCACAAAAGAAGCTAGGTTTGCTTGTAATGCTTCAATTCAAGGAACAGCAGAAGCATATACCTTGATTAATGAGTTGGCTGGTGTGATGAGAGCGTTTCCAATATGGCAAACAGGCTCTATAACTCTTACTCAAGATCGACCTACTGATTCTAGTTTCTTATTTAGTTTGGCAAATGTTACTGAAGCAGGATTTTCATATTCTGGCAGTAGTTTAAAACAAAGACATTCTGTTATTTCTGTAAGGTATTTCAATATGGATAGCAGAGAAATAGATTATGAAGTTTTTGAAGATACTGCTGCGATTGCAAAGTTTGGAATCATTAAAAAGACAGTGCAAGCATTTGGCTGTACATCAAGAACACAAGCGATCAGATTGGCAAAAGCAATACTTTTTAGTGAGCAAAACGAATCTGAGATTGTTAGTTTTTCGACCTCCATAGATGCTGGAGCGATAGTAAGACCTGGCAGTGTGATTTCTATAAACGATCCAGTGCGTAGTGTTGAAAGAAGATCTGGAAGAGTAAAATCTGCAACCACTACAGCTATAACCGTTGATAGTGATAAAGATTTATCAACTTATGTAGGAGCAAATAAAACATTAAGCATAATGCTTCCTGATGGTAAGGTAGAAACAAAAAATGTTACTGCTGTAACCAACAATGTAATTACATTGGGTTCTGCCTTATCACAAACTCCGAGTACTAATTCAATATGGATGTTATCTAGTACTGGTACTGGAGGAGTAGAACCTCAAACATTTAGAGTTATTACAGTAGAAGAACAAGATGGTGTTAATTATGCGATCACAGCCTTAACTTACATTCCTGGTAAATATGCAAATATTGAACAAGGTGAGCCTTTACCTGTAAGAAACTTATCTTTATTGAATCAACCAAAAGCACCACCCTCAGGTTTAGTTGCAGAAGAAAGAATTATTGTAAAAAATAAACTTGCAATAGTAAAAATAATTTTATCTTGGGTAGCTGTAACAGGTGTCAGTCAATACCAAGTTCAATACAGATTTAATAATAGTAACTGGGTAATTCAAGATGTATTTAGACCTGATTTTGAAATAGAGGGCACTGAAGCTGGAACGTATGAATTTAAAGTATTTTCATATAACGCTGCATTAAAAATATCAGAAACATCAACTGATTTAACATTTAATGCTGTTGGTAAAACTGCACCTCCTGGAGATGTACAAAATTTACAGATGGAACCTGTAGATAGTAAGAATGTACGATTAAAGTGGGATCAGTCTGTTGATCCAGATGTTTTACATGGTGGCAGGGTATATGTAAGACATAGCTCTTTAACTGATGGTACAGGTACATTTAGTAATGCTATAGACCTTGTAAATGCTCTCTCTGGAAATAGTACAGAACAAATCGTACCAGCTCTAGAAGGAGAGTACATCCTTCGTTTTCAAGATGACCAGGGTAACTTTAGCACAGGATCGGCAAGTGTTCTTGTGGATTTACCAGATATTTTAGATCAACAAATAATTACATTAGGAACTGCTACAAGACAGGATTTATTAACACCTGCATATAGTGGACAAAAAATTAAAGCAGACATGGTTAATAATGCTTTGAGAATACAAGAAACTACAGGCGTAACAACTGGTATCTATGATTTCAAAGATATAATTGATTTAGAACAAGCTTATGCTTTAGACATAAAAAGATTTATTAGGTCAACAGGATTCCAAGTACAACAACCTTTTAAAACCGCCACTAGCATTAAAGCAAATAATACGCCTTTTACTCAAAATATTCAAGGAATACAAATACCAGGAAAAACTATTAGAGTAACAAGCGGTGTTACTCATGGTCTTGTTGTAGGCGATCCAGTGCAAATTGTTGGTGCTGGTAATAATAATATTGTAAATGGGACTTTTGTTCTTTCATCAGTAGGAAGCACAACCGAATTTGATTTAGCAATAACAGCAGCGAATAATTTACCAGGGTTTAGTACTTCCGTAACAACTGGTTTATACAAAAAACTTACCCTTTTAGATCAACTTATACCGCTAGGGTCTTTTTGGGATGATTATGCACCCGATGGTAATTTTGATGGTACTTCAGCAGATTCAGTTAATTGTCAGATGCTTGTAGCCTCAACAAATGTTGATCCTGCTTCCTCCGCTATAGGTTTTACAAATGGAACAACATTTCAATATGTACAAGATGATGGAAGTGAAGACGGTACTACTAATGGAACGGTAATGACTTGTACCTTATCAAATCATGGACTTAAAGTTGGCGATAATATAAAAATAATATTTACCCAAAATAATTTTTCTACTTTTTACACTGTACAAACACTTCCAAATGACGATCCAACAAATAAATTTACTTTAACGTCTTTTATTAATCAAGCTGTAAGTAGTGATAGTGCTAATTTTCTAAAATTCACTAAGTTTGCTGATTTAACAAACGGTACTTTTAAAGGTAGAGGTTTTGCTTTTCAGTTAAAATTAACAACGGGTAAACCTTTAATTGAAAATATAGATGTACAGCAAGCAGGTATTACAGCTTTATTTCCAGCAAGAACCGAAAATTCTTATAAGAAAAATGTTGGAGGTAATATAATAACAACAATGGAACCTCAATTATCAAGTACATCTGGTCAAATGACTGTTGAATTTGCAAATAGATTTTTTACAGGCACATCAACACTTGGAGGAGTTAATTCTTTTAAACCAAATATAGGCGTTACTGTTCAAGATTTAAATTCTGGTGAATATGTAAACATATTAAATGTGACTGGAACTTCTTTTGATATTGTTATTAGAAATAGTAGCAATAATGCAGTTGCTAGAACTTTTACATTTACGGCTGTCGGTTATGGTAAAGGGGTGTAATATGGAGGAAAAGATTTTTTAAATGTCTCAAGTATCAGACTACGATATAGCTAATGCCTCTGGTGCTCAAGTCCGTGCAGACATTAATAACGTTCTTGATGCGATAAAAACTACAAATAGTGGCAGTAGTGATCCTACTGGTGCTGTTGCTTTTATGTTATATGGCGACACTTCAGATAATATTTTAAAAGTAAGAAACTCCGCAAATTCTTCTTTTACAGAAATAGGAAATATAAATCAAGCAAATTTAGGCTTAATGCCTATTGATGGATCGACTGCTATGACAGGTCCGATTAAATTACCTCAAGGTAGTGACGCATCGCCCTCTCTTCAATTTGCATCGGACAGTAATACTGGATTCCACAACACTTCATCGGATCAAATTGATTTTACTTGCGGTGGGATTAGAAGAATGTTTTTAAACAACGATGGTTTAAGTATTCTTTCTGTTAATGGCAATACTAAAGCAATATTTTTTAAAGATGCTGATGGATCTCCACACGCTTCTCTTAGAGCAGCAAGTACTATGAGTACTAATGTAGAGTTAAAATTACCACCGTCAATAGTTAGTGGTGGCTTTTTAAAAACAGATGCAAACGGTAATCTATCTTTTCAAACTATAGCTGGTGTTCCCGCTGGAACTGTTTTTTGTAGAGCAGCCTCAGTAGTGCCAGACGGTTATCTTGAATGTAATGGTGCGGCAGTAAGTAGGTCAACATATTCTGGATTATTTGGAATTATTGGAACGCAATATGGTGCTGGAGATGGTTCATCAACTTTTAATTTACCTGATTTGCGTGGTGAATTTATTAGAGGATTTGATCATGGAAGAGGAGTAGATAGTAATAGAAGTATGGCTAGTTTTCAGGATCACGAAAACAGAAGCCATAATCATGGCTATACAAATTCTGGTATAACAGTTTCAGGTGCAAACCATAACCACAATATACGAAAAATATCTTTACAACCTTCTATAGCTAACGTGGCTATTACTTTAGGCTCTGGTCAAAGCTATCAAATTGGTTATGCAACTAATGACAATGGAGTTACGGGTGACGCTGTTAAGTTTAGTGGAAATCAAACGATGACAGGTAATGTAGGTATAACAATTTCAAATGCTGGTAGTGAAGCTAGACCACGTAATATAGCTATGATGTACATAATAAAAACTTAATTATGGCAATCGAACCTGGCATATACAATTTTACGCTCCAGCGAAGATCAGATCATACAATTCCACTGATTTTCAAAGATTCCAACAACAACGCAATTAATTTAACTGGATTTACTGTGGCTGCACAAGTTTGGGAAGAATCTCGAACTACAAAATATGCTGATTTTGCTGTTACATATACCGATAGATCTGCTGGATCTGTAAGTATAACTCTTACTGACGTTCAAACTGCTACATTTACTCCTAATGTTTTAAAATATGATGTTTTATTAATTGATGGAGCAGGATCTAAACAATATTATTTAGAAGGTACAATATTTGTAAGCGAGGGCTACACTTCAACATGAGTTCAGTTAACATTACAACCGAAAGGAACACCGTTACCGTTAATGGTGATACCAACGTTGTTACTGTAGCAACAAGAGGTCCGCAGGGTCCGCAATTTAGTACTACTGGTTCGATACTTAATGACAACAATAAAGTAAACAACTCTGTAGTGTATTTTGACCAAAGTAGTGGTACATTTAAAGCAGATCAAACTCGCACCGTTG